GGGTTTCTTCTATTGATTTGTATAAAGAGTTACGGAACCCTGATAACTGGACTGGCGGCAAGTCGCCGTTTACCTATTTGGCTATGCCAGCGGTACTGGAGTTTAACGAAGACCCTAAGAAGTGGGTGACGTTGTGGCCTAAGTCTGACAGGCCGTGGATTGGTGATGAGAATGAAGAACCAGACGCAGACGGTCTTTTTCCCAAATGGGACGGACAAGCCTTGTATCGTCGCCGTTCAGAAGTTACCCCTTCAACTTGGGCGCTAGTTTATCAGCAGCAAGACGTTGAAGAGGATGCAGTCTTTCCGCCTATGGCGGTATTGAGTTGCGTTAACCGTATGCGGAAAACAGGAAACATCCGTGTCGGAACACCTGGTCACCCTAACGGGGGACAGTGGGTGCTGCTCATGGGGTTAGACCCTGCAATGGCAGGAAAGACTGCGGCAGTTATGTATGCCGTTGACCGTGAAAGCGGCAAGCGCATGGTGCTTGATGTGCATAACATGGTTGACCCGACTCCTGGAAAAATTCGTTCTCTTATTGAGGACTGGGTTCATCGGTATAACCCGATGGAACTGCGAGTTGAAATTAACGCTTTTCAAAAAGCATTTGCTTTAGATGAAGATTTGCGAATGTGGCTGGCAAACCGTGGCGTACAGTTTAGGGAACATTTCACTGGCAAGAACAAGTGGGATATAAACTTTGGCGTGGCAGGCATGTCTGGCTTGTTTGGTTCTATAAATAACAATAAACATCAAGGCGATAATCTTATTGAGTTGCCAGACCAAGCAAATGAGCATGTTAAGGCTTTAGTTAATCAATTAATTACTTGGAAGCCCGATACTCGTGGGCCGACAGATTGTGTTATGGCTTTGTGGTTCTGTGAAATTAGAGCCAAGGAGTTACTGAATCAGGGCTTGCATCAAGCAAGTCACATTCAAAACAGGTTTGCAACCCGCCAAAACTTTAATAGGCGTGGTATTGTTAATCTTGATGAAATGGCAGCAGAACAAAACGGAATGATTTACATTTAGGGAAACAATGGCACTTACTATTGAGCAAATCACCGACAAGGTGGATGCCCTTAAGGAACGATTCTCCAGCAGGGACCAGCGGATGTCGGAGATTACGGCTGTGCGCCGTGGCGACATGGAGTCCGTGTACCCTGAGATGTTCCCAGAGGGCATGTCTAAGCCCATGATTGCTAACTTTGTTGATGTCGCTGCACGTGACATTGCCGAAGTTCTTGCCCCGCTACCATCTTTTAACTGCAGCACGATTAACACTAATTCAGATAAAGCAAAACGTGCAGCAGACAAGCGTACAATTATAGCAAATCACTACATTGAGTTTTCTGATTTGTCTACTCAAATGTACACTGGCGCAGACTGGTACTTAACTTACGGGTTCTTACCAATCTTTGTTGAGCCAGACCTTGAGGCCCGAATGCCACGCATCCGTGTAGAAAATCCAATGGGGTCTTACCCTGAATTTGACCGCTACGGGCGATGCGTCTCTTTTACAAAACGATATATGAAAACAATTCGGGAACTCATTGTTGAGTTTCCAGAGTTTGAACCTCAAATTCTTGGACCACTTGGTCGCCGTGGACAAGACCTTAATGCAATTCTTGAGATGATGAAGTACGAGGACAAGGACCAGATTGTTCTGTTCCTGCCTCAGCGTGGCAATTTAGTGCTTAACAAAGCCAAGAACCCTATCAATAAAATGATGGTGTCTGTTGCTCGTCGCCCAGGCATTGACATTGATGACCCTCGTGGTCAGTTTGATGATGTGCTGTGGGCGCAGATTGCACGTGCCCGCTTCAGCCTTCTGGCTATGGAGGCAGCGGAGAAATCTGTTCAAGCGCCAATGGCAGTACCGCAGGATGTGCAAGAGTTTGCTTTTGGCCCTGATGCTGTTCTACGTTCGTCTACCCCAGAAAAGATTCGCAGGGTTGGTCTTGAGTTGCCAACCGCAGCATTCAGCGAGCAGCAGTTGCTTGAAAACGAATTGCGAATGGGGTCACGCTACCCTGAAGGACGTTCTGGGCAAATTGATGCCAGCATTATTACTGGTTCAGGCGTACAGGCTTTGCTTGGTGGCTTTGACACTCAGATTAAAGCAGGTCAGCAAATTCTTTCTCAAGTTTTCCAGAATGTTATTTCGCTTGCTTTTGAAATGGACGAGCGCTTATTCCCTGGAAAGAAAAACCTTCGGGGCATTTACCAAGGCGCTCCTTATGAAATTAATTATTCTCCAGAAGTTGACATTAAGGGCGAATACAGCATTCAAGTTCGCTATGGCCTAATGGCTGGCCTTGCCCCGTCACAGGCTCTAATCTTTAGTCTTCAGGCCCTTCAAGCCGACCTTGTATCTAAAGACTTTGTTATGCGGGAACTTCCGTGGTCAATGAACGTTTCGCAGGAGCGAGAACGTATTGATATTGAAAAGTACCGAGCCTCTCTTGTTAATGCGCTCAATGCATTGACGCAGGCTATTCCGCAAATGGCTGCCGCAGGGCAGGACCCTTCTGATATTGTTCAGAAAATTGCGATGATGATAGAGTTGCGCCGTGACGGTATGGCGGTTGAGGATGCAGTGAAGCAGGTATTCCAGAAGCAGGAAGCCCCTCCCGCAGCACAGGCGCAAGCAGAGGGCGCTTCGCCGCCTACTCCAACGCCTCAAGAGTCGCAGGCACAAGCGACCCCAGCAGCCCCTGGTGGGCCTGGTGGACCGCAGGGAGCGCCCTCTGCACCCCCTAGCATACAGGAAATCCTAGCCCGCATAGCAGGCTAATGTGACAACTATTCTTGGTGTAGAATATAAAAACGGATTTGTTATAGCAGCAGATTCTCAAACTACAGAAACGGATAGGCCATATTGCCATGACACAGTCAAGAAAATTGTCACAGTCGGAGATTGGGTTATTGCAGGGTCGGGCATTTCGGGATACGCAGATGTATTCCAAGGAAATGTGGACTTACCTAGAGTCAATAAGCGAATTGTACGGGGAGAACTATACAAATTTGTTGTATCAGAATTTGTTACAAAACTTCGGCAACTCCACTCCGAGTGCGGATATATCTTAAAAGAAAATGAAGGTTTTCAATTTCTTGTCGGAACGAACAATGAACTTTTTTATATATCATCTGACTACTCTGTTTTAAAAACAAACACAGGTTTGTATTCTGCGGGTAGTGGTGGTGAAATTGCTTTGGGTGCTTACGCTGCTGGAGCAAGTATTAGACAAGCCATAAGTATTGCAGCGCAATTTGATGTTAATACAGGTGGGAAAATACAAATCGTGAAGAGAGGAAAGACCGATGCCTAAAGGCGGATACCGCAAGCCCAGCAAGCCTGCCGCTTTTTCAGGCGCAGGTGCTTACTCTAGTAGAACGGATGGTGGACCAATGGACAAACAACCAATTCGTCCTATGCCTGCCGATGGTCAGTATGGTGCTAGGGTTGCCTCAAAGCGTATGCAGCAAGCAGCACCAATGGCTGCAACACCACAGCCGTCTACTCCAAAGATTGTTGGAATGTTTGAGCCTAATAGTGACGCTGCACATCCAGTGACCACAGGTAACGTTCTTGGGGCTGGTGCTGGCCCTGAAGCAATGATGCTTCCAAACTCTCGCCCAAGTCTTACATCTACTCTTCGCAGGCTTGCGCAGGTTGACCAAAGTGGTGACATTGAGTATGTTTTGCAGCAACTCAATGAGCGAGGCATTGTTTAATGTCAATGAATATCCCTACAATGGGGCCATCTCCAAGAGAACAAATAACCTCTGGAATTGTTCCCATTGTTTCTGACATACAAAAAAGACAACCAAGCACTAAAGTTGCCGAAGTAAGTCCAGCAATTTATTCCGCTGCAGTAAAAACTGGTTTATCAGATGATGAATCACGGCTAATTGAAACATGGGCGTTTGTTTCTAAAACCCATAAAGACCTTATGGGCATGAACAATAAAGCCGCTGATGCAAAATATAAAAGCCTTGCTCCAGAAGTTCAAGCAGCACTTGACCTTTATTACGGAGTTGACTATGCAAATAAACCCTCCGATGCTGGGTTAATTAGCGACCCCACTTCACGTAAACTACTTGGCCTTGGACAAGAAAACTTTGGTCCAGCAGATTTAAAAAATCCGCTTAAGTTTTTAATGACTCTTGGAAGTTATTACTATAAGTATTTAAATACTCCTGGCAGTGCAGCCTTAATGCTTGCTACTCAAGGTGGCGAAATGAACATGGCTCGCCTTGATGATGCATATCATGGCGAAAACATGTTTGACCCAGAGTATGCAAATCCACTTATTGAAAAATATGGTGGAGAAAAAAGTTTTATTGCAATTAAACTTTTGTCTGGCATGACTCCTGGCGAAATTATTGATGCATGGGGACCAAACGACCCAGCCATGATTGACGCTATGAGTAGTTTTTTTAATGATGAAAAAGCATCACAGACAATTTTAACAGAATTTTCTAATGCTCAATTAAGTCCTGGACGAATGCTAGCAAATGACCTTTTTGCTAAAGCAGGATTAAAGCCAGAAGAACATAAAAAACTTTTTAGTATTGAGTCTGGTCTTGTAGATGCTATTTATCA